TAAATATAATCTATATTATCCTTATCTCCATATACCCCTCATTCTAATCTATGTATTTTTAATCTCTCTTAGATCTTTTCTCTTTCTATTTCTCTTTAGTATTTCTTATATTGTTTCTTATGTTTTAAAATTGTTTATTATGGTTAATATTTTGTTTGTTATGCTATATGTTCTGCTATTAGATATAATAGAGTTATAGATATTAGAAATATAATTAAGAAGCTCATAGTTTTATCCATTTTGATTTTGTACGGAGATTATTTGGTATAATCTCCTTACTATGTGAGTTTTGTAGGTAGGGAAATAATGGTGCGCGCGGGGTTGTTAGGTTAGTTATTAAGAAACGCGATTAAAACTTTTAAATTTTAAATTTATTATTTTTAATTATGTTTTTTGCAATGGTTTCATTTTTCAGTTCTTTAGCTATCATATATTCTGCGAGTTTTGAGTATAGTTTATTAATGCGCGCGGCTATATAGTTTGAATGTCCTTCATTTTCTATATAATTTTCATGATTATCTATAAGTGTTTGATATGCGGTGATTTCTATATTTAGATCTTCTAGGTTTAGTTTTTCTAATTGATATCGTGGCAGTTGATTTTTTTGATATTGCATATGGTTATTTTTCTAAGTAGCTAGCTATTACGTAGAGTAATAGCATTAGTGTAGCGATGATTGTTAGGAGTATCATTGGTTTGGTTTTGGATCTTTTTTGAATTGCACGCAGCTTATATATTTTATTTTGAGGAATTTACATTTCATTAATCGATGTACGCCATCGAGTATATAATCTTCTTCGGACAATATTATTGGATAGGTTAGATCTGCATTTAGAACTCTTTCTAGATGATGCAGGAAGAATTCGTTATTTATTTCTTCACCATGTAATGTCCAGCAGAATACTTTTGCGTATCTTTTATCCCAGAGGTCATCTACTTTTACTGTTTTCATTTTAAGTTTTTTTGACTGGTGCCAAATATCTTTAAGTTGCCATTCTCTTCCTATGTCATATAACTTTGTAGGTGGAAGTGTAACTGTTGAAAGCATTTTATAGTTCCTTTTATTTGTTAGTGGGATTAAAATAATTAATTAAAAAAGATATATATTAAATTTATTGAAGGATTTTATATATGAAGCATTCACTTATAGATGTTGAGAAGGATGAGTCTAAGCAATTACGTCAGGTACAATTCTTTGAGACTATAACTAGTGCTACTGATGAGTATTCTGTATATTTGGAGAGGTTAGACAGTAAGAAGTTAGCGCGCGTGAAGCGTTCTGTTAGTGCGATTAAATCTGGCGTACATGCATCTGCACCTTTAATATGTTTAGGACCAGAGAAGTGTCCCTTTGTTAAACGGTGTCCTATACCTGACATTAGTGATTCTGGCGAGCTTTCATTTGGGGAACTTTCTCAATATCCTATTGGTAGGGAATGTATCATGGAGAAATTCTTTGTGGAACAAAAGATTATAGATTATTTACAGCATTTGGATGTTGATCCGAACAATCCTGTGGAGATGTCTATTGTTAATGAATTAGCTTTAATAGACTTATATAAGAATAGAAGTTTGATGGTTTTATCTCAGGGAGATAAGCGTGGTGATGGTAGGGATTTTATGATGACGGATGTTACTGGATTTAATGAGAATGGAGATCGCGCGGAGATTACAAAGTTACATCCTGTAGTTGAGATGATTGATAAGTTAGAGAAGCGTCGAGAGAAGTGGTTAGATAAGTTAATGCAGACGCGTAAGACTAAGGCTGAGTTTATGTTGAAGATGGGAGATTCAAATAACAACTCTAGGGTTTTGGAGGAGATATCTAGATTGAGGGAAGCTCTTTATTCTATTGAGGCTCCTGAGGGAGCCAAGGAGATTCTTTTAGATGAGGAGTAAAGCTTATACTTACATAAACACTACTGATCGGCCGCAAACACTTACTGTTGAAGCTCTTGTTGATGGAACATCTAAGGTCTTTCACTTTATTTTGCATCCAAAACAAGTTGAAGCAGACATACAAAATAAAGTTCTACTTACAACAGGCAAGGCAAGATCTACAAAGATAGAGATTAAATCTGTTGTTACTACTGAAGAAAAAGTTGGTGCAGGTGGAAGGCTTAAGACAATTCAAAAGAGTGTTGGGCCTAAACCTTCTCTATCTAGAGAGGAGATCATTAAGAAGTCTATCATTTTAGACATTGAGACAACTGGTTTGCGTGGTGGAGATCTTATTCATCAAGTTGCTACTTACGAGCCTGCAGCGAAAAGAGCGCACATGTGGGCGCTTAAACCAGAGCTTCTTGTTCATGATAAAGCGGGTGGGGAGGAAGCTTTGTCTGGACGGCTTCATCAACGTCTACTTGGTAAGCGTTATGATGTTGCGACTCCAAAAGAAGGTAAGCTTGCTGAGACTTTAATAGAGATGATTAAGTCTGGAGAGAAGATAGAGCATTTAGGTTCTTCAGAGATAGAGGCCATTGCCAAGGAGTTTGGTGAGAAGAAGATAACTGTACATACAATGGCAGAGAGATTAATCCCAGAAGTTAAAAAAGCTTCTCCACGTTTAGTTTCGGGTTTGGAAGATTTTTTAATTCAAACGGACAGATATCAAGCTATTCTATTTGCAGATGAAGAAAAGCTTAAGGCGGCAAAATTAGGTGTAGATGATGCTGGTGAGTTATCTGCAGAAGTTAAACGTAAAAGACGAATCTTTGAGAGATTAACTTCTGGTGAAGCGACAAAGACAGAGTTATTAGACTTCATAAGAGAAGGCACGAAAAAAACCTCTAAGGAGGTTGCAAACATTTTTAAGGGAGGGCTTACTTTAAAACATGGCATGACGGTTCAGGAGTTAATGACTGGTGATCTTGCAAACGTTTTAAAGGGTAAGGTCACTTGGATTGCAAACGCCTCTTTTGAGGCGAAACAATTTGGTCAACAAATTAATCAATTGGCAGATGCTTCTCTTATAGCTTTAAATGAGAATAGAACTACCCAAGGGTCAGGTCTTATAAGTCGGAGGGATTTTTTCAAAGGATTTCAATACGGGCGATATGAAAAAGAATTAGAAGCTTTAAATGTAATTAGAGAAGGTACGGGTGAAAAACGGTTACTAACTAAAAACCCATTCTTCGGAGTATTGGGAGGAGTATCAGTTACTAGTGGTGATCCTTTTTATAGTACCGATTTAGAATTCAATAGGGTTAAATCAAGAGCTTTAAAATCAAACGATTATTCTGAGATTTATGAAGCCATGCTTAGGCACACCAAAGAAGGTGATGTTCGAGATATCATAGACTTAGTTAGATCCCAGCAATCTCAATTAAAAACGTTAGGGATATTAGATGTTGAGGCTCCTAGTTCTTTATCTATGGAAGTTCAGTCTCGACTATATGGATTCACAGAGCAAATGCGTCTTGCTGAAGAAGCAGACGAAATCTTTGCTTTAGATAAAGCGAAAAGTGCTTTGTTAGAAGCTGAGAGCCATATGGCTCTTGGGGACGTTGGAGTCACTGAAAGTCGAGTTCTTAGCGAGAGCATGGATCAATTAGAAGCATTGCGTATAGTTAAACAAGGAGGTGCTCCAGCTGAAGCTTTAATTCAGCAAGCAGGACGGGGAAGGGGTGCGTATTTTAGAGCAATAACCTATGCGGGATTAGCAAATTATTATAATCAAGCTGCTATATTGAATAATGAAGTTTCTGTTGGGCTTGATGAGTTAGCTTTTAGGCAGCGTATTGGAAAGAGCATGTTGGACTTGGTAGATAGAGGACATCTACCTATTAGAGAACAACAGCCTGGATATAGAGTTGTGACGCAAGCTAGCCAGGCGGGTGGTCTTGCAATAAAAACAGATCTTGAGGTTGCACCAAAAAGCAAGCTAGTAAACTTGAAATCAATAGATGCTATTTTTGACCATTTGGATGCTCAAAACACATACAAACATATGGACAAGGAGCGAATTTTAGCTGAAACTAAGGCTGCATATTCTAAACATATGCAGGGTGATGAAATTCTTGATAAACCTGAATTTCGAAAACTTGCACTTCAGGAATCTGAAGCTGCTGATAAAGTTATAGCAACCTTTGCAAAGCGTGTTGCTGGTGATCAATTTACTGATGAGTTTTTAAAAAACATACAGAGGTTTATAGGTGGCCAACCTCTCTCTAAAACACGAGTTAGTGCTCCTGATGTTGCATTGGGTAAGCCTGCATCAGGACGAATTTCTCCAACTCCTAGATCTAGAATGGCTACTAGTGCAGCAGATAGTGTTCGTCTTAATTTGGAACGACCCCCACCACCTCCCGCATCTAAAGGGTTGCGGCAACTTGCAAAGGGACATTTAGGGAAGTATGGATTAGTGACAGGTGCATTAGCTGTGATGTCAATGAAGACATCTCAGGAAGATGATCGAGGAGAACTATTAGCTCCTTCTTATGATGAGTTTTTAAAAGCCCAAGCTGAATTTTATGGTAGTGAAGATGCTTATGTAAATCAGATTAAATTAAAGTATGGCAGACTTGAAGGTCTGCCAGAAAATGGTCTTTCTGAAATACTTCGAAAAGCATTTACAGATTTTGGATCTCCCTATCAGGGTCCAAGTTATACACAGGGAGTATTAGAAGACTATAATTTAAGAAGAGAGCGTCATAAATATATACAGCGACAATTTGGTCTAAGACATTTTTCTGAGCAGGGAGATATAGGTTTATTCTTTAAGAGATTTCTTTCTACTGCATTTAGAAAAGAACATGGTTTGGCTAGAAATAAAACTATGATTTTTGGGGGTGCACAACCTTTAGATCCTGAGAGGTATGGTAGCGGCGCGCGTGGTAAGAACCTAATGGAATACACCTTTAACAAAGGGTTTAATGTAAATGTAGAAGATGCAGACACCATATCTATTAGACGTAAAGGTAACATTAATTCACCGCTATCTGATTTCATGGGAACAGGCAAACAAGATTCCATGTCAATTCGTCTAGCAGGAATTGACGCACCAGAGACAGCTCACCAAGATAGACGTGCACAGCCTTTTGCTGAAAAGGCTAAACAAATTGCTACTGATTTAATTAACAGAGCAAAAGACATAAGAGTTATAACCAGAAAAGATGACACAACTTATGGTCGTCAAGTTGGTGTGGTTTATGTTGATGGTAGAAACCTTAACTTAGAGTTATTAAGAAGAGGTGCCGCCGCATATCTCCCTTACAAATCCAAAGGCAAGCCTCCAATATATAATCAAAGAGCTTTTGAAGATGCACAGGAATATGCACAAGAATCCAAAAGAGGTATGTGGAAAGAAGGTTACTTTCAAGCTTATAAAGAGATTGTAAAGGCAACAGGCGAAACTACAACCTTCAATACTTTGGCGAACATCTCTAAGGTTGCAAAAAATGCCAACTTGATGTCTATATACTCTTTGATGCAACAAGCGCATAGAGCTGGTGGTATAACTGATCAAATAATGGCAGACATACTTCAAACTTCAGAAAAGTTTAAGTCGATGCAATCTAAAAACAGTACCTCTGTTTTTAGGCCAGATTCAAAATACAGCTTACCTCATGATTTAGATTTACAAGCTTATGGTTACAATACTAATTCCATCAATTCTACATTAGATGAAATTAAGAGTGATCTAGCTGGTATGATAAAAACTCGTGGATCTAAAAACAACGAGTATAAATTAAATACTAGATCTTTAAGAGAAAATAACTATCATTTAGTCAAAGATACTTTAGCCGCAAGAAAAGTACATGAAGAAGCATTGGTCCAACAACAAAAAACTAATCAACTTGCACAAATGCAACAATACAAAAGAACAGTAATGATGGAAAGCTTACAACTAGCTGCAAATCGAAACATGTTCAATTCACCGATACAACACCATAGGATGTAAACATGAATCTTGCAACAGATTGGGGAGATGTTGAAGCAGCTGGAAAAAGTGCTGCTAATTTTGGCGGTACAGTTGCTCCTGCATTAGCTGCTGCATACCTTTTGGGTCCAAAAGCTTTACAGGGTTTGTTCTATTCTGGAGGGGCAGAAACATATGCTGCTGAAAGAGGATTCGGACCTGTCTTTTCAGAGAAGAGCGTTGCGGGTGCTGAATTCAGCAACAAGTTGAGAGCAGGTAAAACAACTGCACGAATGACCATCGGTCCAGGTATCTTTCAAGGTGAACCTTTAGTTCATTTCCCAACAAAACCAGAAAAAATGTTCACAATAGGTACAGACATTGCAGGTGCAGGCAATAGACTGACTCCTGGAGGACTGCAATCATTAAAAGCACTGAACATAGCAATTCCAGTTGGGATGACTGCCTTTGGGGCAGTCCATGCAGCATATACAGAGGGTGCTGTTGGTCTTAGAGATTATATGATTCAAGATATCTTTGCTAACTATTACGGAATGAAAGAAAGTAATGTTCTTTATGATATTACAAATAGAGATAAGGCAGAGAAGTTTTTCAAATTAGGTGACGGGTTTAAATTAGTCAACAAAACTGGTGACGATATGAAAAGCGTATCTACACAAAGAGCAGTATTAGGTTCTCCTATGCTTGGTAGAATTATGCCTATCATGGGTGGTTATATAGGCGCTATGGCTGGTATGGCTGTTGGTCGAGGTGCTGCAGAAGGTGCAACCTCTTTTTTGAATAGTGCATATGGTTTGGAAATAAATGAAAGTGTAACGGGTATGGTTGGTGGTATATTTGGTGCTGCTGGAGGTGCACAAATTGGTGCTTATTTGATGGGCACTCCTTTGAAAGCTGGCATTGCAGGTATTGGTATTATGGCTGGCTCATTGCTTTTTAAGTCTACATATTCTGCTCTTGAAGCAGGGTTCAAAGCTGAGGACAAACACAAGGGTTTAAATTTTGCTTCTGATGTATCTGCACATTTCACTCAAAATGCAGTAACGATGAGAGCGCGCGCAATACAATCCATGCACAAGTCTCATCTAAATGCTAGGTCTGCATTTGGACAAGAAGCTTCAATAGTACATATGAATAGAGATATATTCTCCAACTATAAGAGATAATCATGCATCCAAAGTTACGAAAACTAATAGAGAAACATCTGTACACTACAAATGAGTATGGTGTAGAGCATCAAGATCCATCGGCAAAAGTTCCCGATGAACTTTTGACTTACTTTAAGAGAGAACATAGCTTAAAAACCGATGTGCATAAAACTTGTATCACTTGTCAAATAAGACAATTTCAAAAGTATGGAAGTAACCGAATCAAATGTTCTTATATACCTAGGAAGCTGCCTGATGGGGCAGCTTCTAAAATAGCAGAGATTTCTAAATCAACAAACATCCCTAAAGAGCAAGCCACGAAGATATTGAAGGCATCTATTGATCCTGTAGCTTGGACAGAACTAATGTTTGGTTTCTCAGATAAAGACCCTAAGTGGTTCTTGAGAAATTATCAGAAGGAACAAATTAGGTGCACATCTAAAAGACTAGTAGTAAGAGAGGGTCGTCGTTCAGGTAAGACTTTTGCGATAGCGTTAAAATTGATTTATTACGCATTCAATACAAAGCTTGATAGAGGTAGAGATGCTCAGGGGAATACAGTCTACATGGGCCCGGCCATAATGATTGTTACTCCCTACCAAGCTCAGTTAACTAACATTTTCGAAGAGATGGAAAAGCTCGTTAAAAGAAATGTAGAGTTAAAGTCTGAAATTACTTCTGGTACAGGTGATAGCTTATATATAAAGACACCAACATATAAGATGGTTTTTAGAAATGGTTGCACCATTCAAGGTTTCGTTTCTGGTATCGGTATAAGATCTGACGGTTCAGGTGGAGGTACGATGCGTGGTCAATCAGCCTCTATTGTTTATCTTGATGAGATGGATATGATTCCAGAAGAAGTATTAGATAAAGTCATCAACCCTATTCTAGCTACAACTCCCGAAACAATATTAATTGCAACATCTACACCTATTGGAAAGAAAGGAAAATTCCATGAGTGGTGTTCTAATAGAGATGACTTTAGAGAAGACTTCTTGCCTTCATCTGTAATTCCACACTGGGAAGAAATAAAAGAAGAAGTACTTAGAGATTCTACACAAGAATCTTTTATGGCTGAGTACATGGCTGTCTTTGTTGAAGATCTAAAAGGTGTCTTCAAAAAGGAATGGGTATATAACGCGCGCTTAGATTACACTTATGATGAAACGTATAACGATGGACATTTAAAACGCAAACTAGGTTTAAAATCCACAAGTAACTGCATCAAAGCAATCGGAATTGACTGGAACAAAAATGCTGGCACTGAATTTTATGTTGTAGGATTCTATCCCCAAGATAGAATCTGGATAGGCTTGGATGCGGTAAATGTCCCGCACTCTGAATTCTCTGCAAAACGTTGGATCAGAGAATTAGTTGATTTAAATCATAAATGGAAACCTGATCATATCTATGCTGATGAAGGTTATGGCCACACCATTATAGAAGATATCAAATATCAATCTTATACTCTAAGAGCTAAAAAAGATAAAACTCCGAAAGAAGAAGAAACAGTTCTAATTGCAGATAGACTAGTTTCATTTAACTTCAGCTCAAATATAAAACTTAAAGATCCAATTACAAATGCAGATATTAAAAAATCAGGGAAACACTTCTTGGTAGAAAATGCTGTTAGGATTCTTCAAGATGGCTTATTTAAATTTCCAGTAGATGATCTAATTCTAAAAGATCAATTTTTCAACTACATTGTTGAAAAAAGAAACAAGCAAACAAACAAACCTGTCTATGGAAAACAAAACGAAAAGGTTGGAGATCATAGATTAGATGCTTTCATGCTTGCACTAGGTGGTTTAGTATTAGAAGAATCAATTTATTCTGGAAATCAAATGACTCCTAGTATGCCTACTTTTCATAAAATAGAAGCTCTTAAAGTTGCATATAGATCTCCCAATGATGAAATCAAAAGTTTATATGATCAAAAGAAACAACAAGCTAATCCCGGCGCGCTTAACATATTGAAAATAATGCGTGGTGGTGGCTCTGAAGAAGAAGACAGAATGATCAAAGAAAAATACAAACAACAAGGTTTATGGCCAGACGATAGAAAAAGAAGCCGTTCACGTAGTATAAATAAAGAAGAAGAATTCTCTCTACTTGAAGGCATCAATACATATCAAGGTACTCAACAAGGTATGCAACCAATTAGTGAACTAAAACATGCTCCCAAACGTGGTCGTTTTGGTCGCAAAAAAAGAAGTTGGAGATAAATCATGAGCATTCTACATCGTCTATTAAAAGGAGAAGCTACTGAGGCTACTACTTTAAACAAAATAGGAAGTCTTCTTTTTGGGGGTGAAGACACCAAACAGATCGTAAGGAAAATGGGGGCGACTGCCCAGAAAAGTGATATCGGAGGAGCAGGCACTCCATTCAACGAAATGAGTGCCGCCCACCAAAGAGAATTCCTAACTACTTCTGATAGTTTTGGTGCAAAAAAAGTTAGATCTTATGTTGATGAAACTCCCTACCAACCATCAACCCCATCCATAGAGCACATGTCTACTTCTGAGCTCCTTCAAAGTGCTTATGTAGGGGGTACTCAAGCTGTTTCCAGGCAAGCAGGTCGAGTTCAAGGTGCTGTTGGAGATGCAAATACTGCACTTCAAAGTGCTTATGTAGGGAGTGCTCAAGCTGTTTCCAGAGCTCCTCAAGCTATAGGCAAAGCAATAGAAGGTGCTGCAAGTAACCTCAATCAAGGAATTGATAATCTTGTAACACCTGTTGCACGTACTGCAACAGCCTCTTATGGTAAAGCTGTGACTGCAGGTGGAGAAGTGATAGAGAATATCAAAACCAATATTCCTGCAGACATCCAAAGAGTGAAGACTAAAAGTGGACAGATAGTTGATGCGGCGAAGACTAAAGGCGGAGAATTAATAGATACAGCTGTAAACAAGACGAAGGCAGATATAACGAGAGGAGGGACAATAGTAAATGAAGCAGTGGCTAAAGGCGGAGAGTATGTTGAAACAGCTCAGAAACATGGTGGTACGATTGCAGGGGGACTACTTGGTGATACTTCAGGAAGTGCAGCCATTAATGCAGGTGGGAAATTTATGGCGGGAGCAGGAAGAGTATTTGAGTCCAAAGCAACAAGTGAGGCATTTGGTGTAGATCGAAGCATACTTAAGCAGGCATGGGCTGCAACTGATGAAAACGCATTTAAAAAGGTTTTAACAGATGCAAATGTTGAAGATGAAGCAGCCAAAGGTTTAAGTAAGTTTAGGAGTGCAGTAAGCAAGGTAGGCGATGAAGGTGGTAATCTCTCTGAAGAGGGAATGCAAGCCATGTTAAAAAACCAAGGTGAACTAGGGGATATGTATGGTGGGTTTAGTCGTGCGGGCGGAACTGCTAGTTCCAACTATTTACTGCAAGGAATGGGTGGGGAATCTACTGCTTGGGGAGGTAATATAATGGGTCTTGCTGCCGTAGCAGGGTTGGCTGGTGGAGCCAACGTTATGATGGGAGGGGATTTTTTTGAAGGTGCGGCCGTTGGTGGTGGGGTGGCTTTTGGTATAAGAAGTGTAGCTAAAGGAGTTGCAGGTTCAATGGGTGATATAGAAAGCTCTATGATTAAAGGTATTCTAGGTGATGAAAAACCTATGAGATCTATAACAACTACAGCACCAGATATTACACATTTTGCCAAAGGAACAAGACTTCGAAGTATCACTCCAGAGCATGATAATAGATTGGCAAAGGACTATTTTGAAGATAGTATATTGACAAGTGCAGGCATGAATCCCAAGGCTACAATTGGTGATTTAAAAAGCCATGCACCATATGCTACAGGTCTAAAACCAGCTATGACTAATCAACCCTTAATAACTAAGGGAGCAACAACAACGACACAAGAAGCACTTACAGGTGGTGCAGCTAGAAAGCACCAACTTCAAACAATCAAAGATATGAGCGCTGATGATGATAGACTTCAAGGTTTTGGTAAGAAATGGGCGCAAAAGAGGTTGGATCCTAACAAGACGAAGAATGTAGCGATGAACAATCGAATGTTAACTCTTGGTGGAGGCATGTTGTCTGGTATTGCTTTTACGGGTCAATCTGATAAAAGAGATTATAGGCGCGGGTTTAATAGACAAAGGGGTAATAGAATATGAGTTTAATTATTTTAGATGCTGAAATGCAACCAATTACGGGGCCGTT